AACTCTCATGCCACCTGCTACACGAACCTTGAATGATGGTAGGTGTCCGAACAATACTGACTTAGCAGCAGTTCCAACAGCAGCAACATTTGGGTTCTCGTACACTGGGTAGCCAAGCAAGGTTGCTGGCTGTCCTGGTACTGCTGAGTCGGTCCAGATGTAAGCACCAGACTCATCCTTTAGCTTACGAGCAGCTGCGATACCGGTCTTGCTCATCTGGAAACCAAGTCCAGGTAGAACACGAGCACCATCAGCGATGCCGTATACAAGGTCAATCAAGTCCTCGTATGAAGCAGCAAAGTTGGTTGCAGTTCCACGAACTACTGAGCCAGCGGCTGCAGATAGCTTTGTGGTCAGAACATCGTTGACCTTTAGACCCAGGCTTGTGCCGAGCTGTTGAGCGATGTAGCTGGTGATGTTAAAGCCGGCATCAGAAACAAGTTCCTGTGCAACCTGAACTAGAGCACCATACTTCTCAGCACCAAGGGTGATGGATGCGAAGGTTGGGTTGGACTCTGAGATGGTTCCTGCTGCTGCAACTGATCCTGATGTTGAGGTAGCTGTGACAGTTGGGATAACTAGGTTCTCGCCAGAGGTTGTGTTGAATACCTCAGACACAGTTAGCATTGGGCCAACTAGCTGGGCAATCTGGAATACCTGGTCAAAGAAGCTCTGGCCAACAGTGTTAGCTGATGGAACTAGAGTTCTGTTTTCACGAGCGAACTCGTAGCCACGGATTTCACCGGTAGCGATTGAGCGAAGGATGTCAGCGTCAGTGTTAGCTGGTGCTGATGCCTGTGGTGTGAAGGAAGCGGCTGCCTCTGCTGCACGAGCCTCACGCTCAGAGATTGAGCGAGCGGTTGAGATGGCTGTGTCGGCTGAGTCGATGTCAGCTTCGATACGGGCAATCTTCTGGTTTTCTTCTGCGGATAGTCCACGCTTTTCAGCCTCTGCGAAGTCTAGGACTTCTCTCGCCTGAGCGATGAGGTTGTTGCGAGCATCCATCTGTGACTTGATAAAGTCTGACATGATTCTCCTGTTAGTTAGTTGATTAGGGTTTCCTGCGGTGCTGACACTCAACAGACACAGCGGTGCTTACACTCAACTGCTACTCACAAGTTTATAGGCAGAAAAAAACCCCAGCTCAGGAAGGGGGCCGAGCTGGGGCAAAGAAACTAGTTAGCGAGTTTCTTTTGCGTCAACAACCCTAACTTCTTTGGCTGGGTTGTTTGCGTTTGTGTTGTCTAGCTCCCAGACTGCCTGAGCAAAGTCATCGGCTAGATCTCTAATGATACCTGTTGATGGGTTGCCTGCTGCCTTTAGTAGGGCTGCTTTGATTTCATCTTTGGTTGCCATGATTAGATCCTTTTCAGTAGTAGGTCAAATTGCTTTTTCTTTAGGTCCAGCAAGTCAAGGCCGTTGTCAATAACTTCCTCAACACCTGGATTGGCTTTTAGCTTGTTGACTACCTCGGTAATCAAGCTTGCGTTTGCCTCGTCTAGTTCCTCACCGGACTCTAGCTTTAGCAGAGCATCGGCAAGCTGGTCAGGGTTGATAGTTGGCTGTGAGCGAACTGTTGCAGTTGTAGAACTGTAGGCCGGAAACGACACAATACTTGTTTCAAACAATCTAACTGATTCCAAGGTTCTTGTCTGTCCATCTCTTGACCATGAATCTTTGATTACATTGAAGCCAAAGCTCATCGAGTCAATAACTTTAGTTCTCAAAAGCTCGGCAACATCTCGGCCTCTTGTAGTGTTTGGAAGCTGGGCTGTGACTTTTAGGCCAACCTCATCCTCAACAAGTTGCATAGTGCCCCCTCGTAGGGAAGCAAGTGGCTCACCTGCGTCATGGTTCCAGAGTAGCTTTACTTCATTGCGAGATTGCAGGGAACGCTTGAAAGCACCAGGGGCAACATACTCGATAAAGCCACCTAGATCCTCAGATGGGGAATTGAACACAGAGGCATAGCCAGTAAAGGTCATGCCATCGCCCTCAGCTCTTACTTCAAAGCTGGTCGTGTTGACTCTGACCTCTGGCTCTTTCGCCTGTGGGCCGTCAATCTTTAGGGCAATAGCTCTCGCTACATCTAGCCACTTGTTTTTACTGTCCATGCTGTTAGTTTCCTCTGCTCTGATTCTAGCAACAACTGAATCAGCGTAGTCCTTAGTGCGTTGTGCAGCTCTCTTAGATGGACCTGATCCCCAAAGCAAGTGAGCAACAACACCGGCTGATGGGTAGTTGTCTGAGTCTGGGTCTGCATCTGGGCTGTCTAGATCTACAAGGTGTCTGGCAATCCAAGCGGCAATGCGTATCCACTTGTCATCGCTGACTGTGCCTTCTGCCATTGCTCTAGCCTCTCGAATAGTGCCAGGTGTGACACCATCGCCAGCTAGACCTTCCTCGTAATACTCAAGTCCACGCCGAGCTGCTGCCCTCATGTAAGCAGGGGCATCTTGGTTTATAGCCCTAATCTCACCCATGTTGTCATCGTCATCGTTATCTTCGTCTGGTTCCCAAGCGTTGCAGTAAAAGCCACCATCAACAAAGTCATCCCAACGCTCACACCAAGCTTTATCGCCAGCCTCGTTGATCCTGTCCTCATTGAAAAAGAAACAGTTGCCACAGGCTCTGCCCTCTGGCACATCCTCGGCTAGTGCTGGTCGGTAGTTGTCTGGTAGTTCTCTTAGCTCGCCACCAGGCTCAAGTTCCTCAGCTAGGGATAATGCAATCATCTGGTCAATGGCTGACTGCTTAGAGTCTTGGCAAGATACGACTGAGCCATCCTCTTTGACTACTGCCCAGTCAGGGCAATCGGTGTTGTCTGAGATGAAGTAGGGCATTAGGCAAGCCTCGCATTTACTGTTATGGTCCCACCGAGTGCAACAGCGGTGCCGTTTATTGTGATGGTTGTTGATGATAGAGAAACAGTTTGAGTGCCAGAGTCATAGGCAAGTGGGGCCGTTGCTGCAACTACTCCGGCTGGGCCTGTGGCACCTGTGGGTCCGGCTGGTCCTGTTGCCCCTGTTGGTCCTGGCACTGTTGAATCTGCACCAGCTGGTCCAGTTGGTCCGGTTGCTCCTGTTGGGCCGGCTGGTCCTTCGGGTCCGGCTGGGCCAACTTCACCTGTGTCGCCTTTTGCACCAGCTGATCCAGTTGCCCCAGCAGGGCCAACCTCACCAGGTATGCCTTGGGCACCGGCAGGGCCAGTTGAGCCAGTCGGTCCAGCAGGGCCAGCGTCACCGGTATCGCCTTTAGCCCCAGCTGGTCCGGTTGCACCGGCTGGTCCTTCAATTCCTTGCAAGCCACGTTCACCGGTGTCCCCCTTGTCGCCTTTTGGAAGGACAAAGTTTAGAGTTTGAGATGGTGCAGATCCTGTGACAGTGACAGCCGCTGCTGTTCCACTGCTTACAGTGCCCACAGACAGGACAGTCGGCTGACCTAGCACAGTTTCATTTACCCAGATTCCCTGTGTTGCGTCCCAGACAAGTGATTGACCATCGGTGGGGTCAGTTAGTTTGACATCACAAAGCTCATCTACATCCAAACCTAGCTGGACACTGACAAAAATCTCGTTGTTGTTTGATTGCTTCCTTATGCAATACCCAACCCTTATTCGGTGATTGGGTGCCTCGGGTGCAACATTGGTAAACCTGCCAGGTGTAGTAGCCGATAGATAAAGCGTGTCACCCTCGTTGATGTTAGTAAAGAGATTGTTTGGCAAGCCTCTAACTAAACCAAAGGTAGTAATAAAGCCCTTTGATCCACCATTGGTTGATTCAGTTGCAACACCAATAGTTGCTTTAGATGCTGTTGAAGTATTTGACTGTGCTAACTGGACAAGTTTGTTTCCACCACTAGCCCCAGAGATGTAGTAAACATAGCCCTCAGCAATGCCTGAGTTAGTTGCTGACTTTGCATAGACATACTGCTCCATTCCAATCTGCTGAGTGACATTGGCGTTCATGCCCAAGTCAAGAGTGCTGTCTGTGTTATTCCAGCCCAAGCGACCCTGCTGAATACTTGCTACAGCGTTAGTGTCAAACTGCACCCAAGCTGGCTCAGAGATGTATTCGACTCCGACAAGGTTGTTAGCGTAGGTCTGCTGGTAGATGTCAATACGAGCTGAGGCACTGCCACTTGTGGTTATGGTGGCAGAGGTCGGCGATGTCGTTGTTATGACAGCGGTGCTAGTGGTGACAGTTATGCTCAACGAGTGACCTCTGGATCAACAATGATTGTGCCCTCGATAAGTCTTGTGACTACTGAGGCAGGGCTTACCATCTCAAGGTCATAGACATAAGGGCCAGCGGTTATAGCAGCGGTCTGCACTGCTGTTGCCTCAATCAGAATTGAACCAGCGGTTCCACCCAAAGTAATGCCTGTGCCAGAAGTCAAAGACAGGACTGCTGTGCCAGCGTCATAGCTATCTCTCATCTGCATCCGAGCTGTCCAGTTAGTCAAGTTGACAGGCGTGGTCACAGTTCCTGCGGTGGTATTCCAAACAAGGTTGTAGTCAAAGGATGCACCTTGAAACATTGTCAGATTTAGGGTTGCTGGTGCTTGCATTACTCGGCTCCGTAAACTGCTTCGGGGTTGTTAGGGTCAATCTGAGCGATTGGCTGTAGCTGTGTGCTTGGCAGTCCGGTGTGGGTAATCTGTGCAAGTCCTACAGCGGTAAGTGCCTCGGATGGGGTAAAGCCTGAGATGACCAACTGCTGGACCATCTTGACACGCTTCTCAAGTGTGATGACCTCGGTGTCTGCCAAAGCAATGTTAGCTAGTGGGACTCGGTACTGGTCACCCTGCTCGACTGGCTCTAGATCCTCAAGTCGGCGGATGTCGTTGGTCGAGTAGAAACCAGCCTGAGTACCGACTGAGTAAGACTGCACTCTTGAAGCTAGGTCTGCCCTTAGTAGGTCATTGAACTGAAACTTGATGAAGGCATCGCCAGGTAGTAGCCGAGAGAACGCTGCCTCAACCTTTTCTGCCAGCGGTCTTAGGGTCATCGAAACAAACTGCAAGTTGTTCTGCTCAACAGATGCGTAGCTTGCTGTGCCTGGTACACCTAGTAGGTGAAGTGGCACATTGAAAGCTCTTGCGATTTCCTCAACAGCAAACTTGCGTGACTCTAGTGCTTGGCTTGCTTCTGGGTCTGTCTGAGTAGCAACAAACTTAGCTCCACCAGATAGGACACCTGTGCGGTGTGCTCTGCGTGTGCCGTTGCGGTGTCTTGCATCAAAGCCGTCAGCTAGTTGTTTTGCTTGTTCGCTTGTTAGGTTGCCTGGGAACTCAATGACACCGGATGCACTTGCACCAGTTCCAAAGAACCTTGAAGCGTAATCGCTTAGTGCGATGTTTAGACCTAGTGCTTGCTTTAGAGTTTCGACTCGGCTAAGTCCTGTTAGCTCGCCTGGCATGATTAGGTCAACGATGTGAATGACCTCATCGCTTGTAAGCACTCTGCCATCGCCGTAAACCTTGTAAACCTTACGGCCTATAGCTGAACGCTCAACCTCGACTTTTTCAGGATCTAAGTTGACAAGGTTTACAACCTGTCCTTGTGCATCTCTAAAGACACGAGTGTAAGAATTGCCATGCACCAACAAGCTAGAAAAGACCTGCTGAAAGAACGCTGCCCTTGTGCTTAGGTCTACATCTGGCTGGTCCAACCAAACTGGTCGGGGGTTCAAAGGTCGGCGAGTTGCACCAATCCTTAGATAAGCCCCACATGGCAAAGTTGAGATGGTGTCAGAGATAAGGCTGACAGCAGAAAAGAACGCAACAATCTCAAACGATTTCTTTGTGGTGACATTTACACCGGACTCTGACTGCAAGCCCCAAGGCTCACCTGCACCCCAAACAGTTTGAAAGCTAACAGCTCGCTGTTCGCCAAAAAGATTTCCTAGCATTACTTACCTCG